CGAAGCGAATTGGCACTGGGACGCTAAGAATTCAAGTGGCGAAGAATATGCGTGGTTTGTCCACGAAGGGCAGGGTCCACATTCTCGCGTGCCTCGTCCATGGACCGATGAGCTTGCTTCTGAGTATTTGTTTGAGACAAGTGCAATCAAGCGTGATTTAATGAACGCGTTAGACCGCCATCTCAATGCCTGACACTCCCATTGACTATCTGCAGAGCGACAACGGCGAGGTGCATGTAATTAACGCAACGGTTGACGGCCCAACACTAGAAGCCGGCATCTTATGCGTTATTTCATTTGCAGAAACCACCATTAGAATCTCAAACGAGCAACATTCGTTTCTTATTGAACTGCCGGAAGACGTTCGCGCCAAAGGCGAACGTCTAAAAGCGTTTAACGTGCCGTTGGCAATCCTGGATTATGAGCAAGTACAGCTTCCTGCTGGCATCTGAAGAGGTCAGCTACTTTGAACTCACACCTGCTCTGCGCATGCAAAAACATGGTGGATGGTTGGTAGCGGAAAGCATTGAGCAGGAGGAGATTAGCAAAGCTCAAAGTCAGAGCACGATTAAGGCGGTGCAGCTTGCGAAGAAGATTGCCGCTGCCAAGGACATCCCTCTTGACGAGGCCTTTGAAATGCTTCAGGGAGGCGGTGGTTTTTCCGAGAGCGAGCTGTTGGCCGATTACACCGAAGAAGCCCTCTCCATGATCACCGCAGGCGGCTCTGCGGAACTTGGGAATGCAAGGCTTATCACTGCATTTATGCGTTGCCGTGGCGAGGGGAAGATTGGTGACAATTGGGAGCGTCTCACCGACTGGTCGGTAGATGACACAAAGGGGATGACGCGAGAGTTGACTACCAAGGTGCTGGAATTTATCGCCGAAGAGCAGGATGCGGAGGTGAAAGCAGCACAAGCAAAAAAATCGAAGAGGAGGGTGAAGGGGGATGTCTTGCCGAGCGAATAGAAAAACAAGCGAGGGCGTTTCTAAAGGGTCTTACTGACTGGAACGCCATCTTTTTTCGTCTTAATGCATCCTGCCTCAAGGATGATCGATGGGGGCCGGAAAACTTCTCAAGGCAAAAAGTTAAAGACGTAATTGCTGCTCTTAAATTCTTAGAGCGGCATGATCATACGCAATACAATCTTCATAGTCTGTCGGTGGCCAAAATGGCAACAATGGTTGCGCAGGCTCTTGGCGGTAAGAAGGTGAGCGTTACGCCCGACGACTTCTTGCCGTTTGACACGCGCAAGCTTAAGAAAGAGACGGGCATAACTGATGAAAGTATTGCAGTGCTCAAATGTCTAATGAAGACGAAGAAAATGGACGCTCGTATTGTCTCAATGCTGGCAGAGGAGCTTAAGAGCGCTTCAATGCGGAATGATGAGTAATATCATGGGCGATTAAAGCTACACTTAATAGAAGAATGCTGTAAGCGCAGTAATGGCGGCGGAACTTCGGCTTGGCGTATCGTTTGATCTCGTATATTTTCGCCAGCAGCTTCAGAAGCTGGGTCGGATTGCCTCGTCTGAATTTACTGCGCCCATCAAGATCAAGCTTGATCGTCGCGTTATTGACAAAGAGCTGAACGATCTTCAGCGCCTGATTAAAAGACGAAAGTACAATGTTGAGCTAAATATTGCCGGAAATCTCAGTAAGAAAACCTTTGATGACCTTCAGGCTCGTCTTGACGCCCTAAGCACAAGAAAGAAGGTTGAGATTCCTATCAGCATTAAAAATGCTGCTACTGCCAAAGACGTAAACGATACGGTTATTGGCATTAAATCTCGCATTGCCCAGAATCAGACAATTAAACAGGGCGATGGAAAGATTCGTATTGGCACAAGTATTAAGCCGTCGATCACAAATGCCGATGTAGCTGACTTTCGCAGGGTTGTTCAAGCCAAGCTTTCAGGAATTTCAGTAAAAGTTAAGGCTGATATTCAAGGGGGGTTCGCATCCGGTCCAACTGGCCTCGCGGGTCTTCAAGAGTACATGCGTACTCAAGGCTTGTCGGGAGGGAACATGCCCGGCGCGGCCCAGACTGGGCGCCGCACTCAGTTTGAAGCAGCAGTTGCGCAGGCTTCTAGTAGAGAGTTGCAAGATATGATGCGCCGGGCGAAGGTCCAGGGTCGCAGCAGTATTAGAAGCAGCGCAGCGATGCGCGAGCGCTTAATGCAGCTAGATGACGCTGCAATGGAAAGCGTGCTTGGCAATTTGCAGATGAACATGAACGACCCCAGGCGGGTCAAACGTGGTTTCCTCGACCAAGTTGCGCGTGCCGTCTTTTGGATGGCTGGTGTTGATCCTGAATACTTAAAGCGCCAAGCTGCGCAGCGCAGAGCGTTGCCTGGCGTGGAATGGCCGGCAACAGTTCCTCCATCGAGGGTTTCAATTGGACCTTCCGGGACTGGTCGAGCTTTGCCTGCTGGCGCTATTCCTGGAGCGCTGCCAGGGACAGCGTTTGGAGCGCGAGGATTTCTCCCTCCACAGCTTGGGCAAGACCTTCAGAACATTCTCCGTAATGCGGCATTTACCTTCGTTGATTCATTAAATGCACGCATTCGTCAAGTAAATGTCCGGGAGATAGGGCGACAGGCTCTGCCGCCTTCAATGATCCGTGGTTTGTTGCCTTCCGCCGTTGGCCGAACCCCAGCCACTTATGGAGGCCCTGCCGATAGGGGATCATTCATCCAAAATCGCATTGCCCAGGCTTATGCAAGATCAGCTTTGCGTGGGGCGAGCGTCATGGCGGAAAGCCCTCAGGGCTTTGCGCTGGGAGCTGGAGGAAGTGGCCCTGCTGGACCCTACAGGCCCTTTGATAGCCCTCAGAGAGGAGGCGCCCTTGCGTTCCCAGTTGGGAACATGGCTCCAACAAGCCAGTTAACCGATGCTTATTACGCCCATCGAAAATTCACCCAGGCAGTTGCCAAGGGCATGCCGATCTTGCAGAACCTGCAGTCTGCATTGAGCAATGCCAAAGTTCCGCTTACTGGGGCCATTCGCGAGCTTGGAGGGGAATTCGGCACCGCAATTAAACAGGTGCTGTTGTTTGGTACGGCCTATAAGGGCCTGGCTTTTCTGACAAGCCTACCTGGTCAGGCATTTGAGGCGGCTAAGTCTCTGCAGACTTTTGAAAACCAATTAAACGCAGTCACTGGAAGCACGGAAGCTGCGGATAGATCGTTTGACTTTATTGATGACCTGGCCAATCGATTCAACGTGCCCCTGCAAAGCGCTCGCGATGGCTTTGTAAAGCTTTACGCATCGATGGCGCCCGCTGGTTTCAATGCGGGTCAAATCGAGACGTTGTTTGAGGGAGTAAGCAAGGCAACGGCAACATTTGGCTTGAGTGCTGACCAAGTGGATCGCGTTAACTACGCATTCGCTCAGATGGCAAGTAAAGGCCAAATCATGAGTGAAGAACTCAAGGGTCAGCTTGGCGATGTTCTTCCAGGTGCCCTTTCTCTGTTTGCGGAAGCGGCAGGGATGTCCGTTACAGAATTCTCTGAGGCGATGGAGGATGGCGCCTTCAAGGGAAAGGCGATGGAGCAGGTGCTCGACAATGTTGCGTCGTTGTTGAACACTAAGTTTGCCGGGGCCGCGAGCAATGCTTCTAAGACGTTGCAGGGGCAATTAAATGCAATGCAGATTGCACTGAAGCGAATGTATGAATCATTTGCTCCCATTGTCGATCAAATTGCCGCAAATCTTTTCCCTGCTCTTAATAGTGCAATAAGCAGTGTTACCCAAGCCGTTAATGCGTTTGGCGCTGCTATGCAGGGCAATAGCTCGCCAGCCATTGCACTGTCTGGAGCATCTCGTCAGATTTATGAGGTGATGGTCGCCTGGGCTCCGACCCTGCGAGAAACGGTATCTTTCCTTGGTGAATTAGCTCAGCAAGCTTTGCAAGCGGTTCAGGCAATGCTGCCTCTTGTGAAGGCTGTTCTTGATTTCCTTAATCTTCCGTTTGTTCAAGGCTTAGCGCAAGCTGCCCTTAAAGCAGGCGCTCTGGTCGCAGTCATTCAGGTACTGGCAAGTCAAGCACTTGTAAGCGCGATTAGACAAGTTGGATTGTTCATTGGCGCATTGAACGCAATGGCAACAGGCATGACAAGAACTGCTGCTCAGGCAGCGGCGCTTCGCGCTGGGCTTATCGGCTTGGGTGCTGTTGCTGTTATTGGCGCATTGGACTTCTTGCTTGGCAAGCTTTCTGAAATTCATCAGAAGATGAGGGATATTCAGGCCAGTGCCATGAATGCGTCGCAGGCTATTCGGAGCATGAGCGACCAGCAGGCACTACAGGCCGAGCAACAGTATTCACGTCAGCTACAAACACTGAAGCGTCTACAGGAGGACGTGTCCGGTGTGAAGGGTGACGTAATGGTCGACGCATCCGCCGAGGAGATCAACGCCCTTGCTGCGGCAGGTGCAAGCCCTGGCGTTGCATTCTCTGCGCCGTTAGTGGACAAGGAAAAGGGGATCTATGGGGCGGGGATGGTTGCACCTTCTCAAGTTGCGGCATCCGTGCAGAAAATGGAACAATTGCGTTCTGAAGCTGCTTATAGAAGGCGCGTCTTGAGGCAGCCACAGGAATCGGCGTTCACACCCACTCCCATCGATCTCTCTGGAGGGGAGGGCGATGGAAAGGGTGGAAAGACAACCCCTGCCGCATTGCTTGATCTCACTCGTCAATTAAACAAGGCGAAAGAAGAGGGGCACCTCATTGATGAAATTCAACTGCAATACCAAATTGATGTAGTCAAGGCCAATCAAGAACAAGAG